AAAGTCATCATTATCTTGCACAGTTTTTCTAAAGTCAAAGTTCTCATCATACTCATCACCATTATAAGAAAAATATTCTTGTGTATAATGTGTAACTGGTAACCATTGATATTTAAAACCTGCTGCTACACCTGAAAAGAAATCAGGATCAGTCTTACCTTCTTGATCAGGATATACAAAATGTAATGGCTCTACACTCTGCAATCCTTTTGGTACAAAGTCTGTAAACTCAGACATTAATCAAACTCCTCATCGAGAAAGTCTACATTATCCCTTATCATAAAACCTAAATCACCAGTACGTTTTCTTACTCTTGTCTTAGTTTGATAGTATAATGGTGTCTTTGTATTACCAAATTCACCAGTATTATATACTTGATGAAACCCTGCTAGTTTAAAGAAATAGTTTCTCTCATCTATTGAAGAAGCATTCATGGCTCTTCGTACAGATTCATAGTACTTTGGAAAGCCTCTGTCTTTATCTTTTAATCTATCATGTCCGAATTGATAAGAAAAATCAATCAATGCACTTTTACGTTTTCTATGTAATCGATCAAAGTTTGGAAACTCTTCTTTATACTTTTTATATATGTTAAACATTTTATTGTTAAATACTTTTGTTGCTTGATTTTTATCTAGTAAAATAGGTTTACCAAACTTAAATTCATTAACCATTTTTAATAGTTGATCTCTAGGATACTTATCCTTCTTCAATAACTTTTGTTGTAACTCTTTTAGTCTTTCAACTTGGGTTGGTTCAAAGAACTTATAATCATCTTCATCTAAATATTTTACATTAAATCCAAAGCCTACTGATATAGTATCTTGATCTCTATATACTTGACTTTGAAATCCCTCATGGTTAGCTGTGGTCTGAACAATATCTATTATAGAATCCTGAACCTCGACAGCTACATCAGGTGTAAAAACATCTGCAAGCAAACCCTTTAAAGCATCTGCAACATCAAGATTGTTTACTGTAAAGTCAGTTATGCTTTGCCATAATGGATTATCATATCCTTTCTTACTAAGCATATCACTATAACCTTGTGGATCATTCCTAAAAAACTCACTCTCTGTAATAAATATTTTGTTTACTAAATCTCCATCATCTGCTGATTCTAATTTATCTAAGAACTTATCAAATCTAGTAGGATAGTCACCTCTTGGTACATTTAAATCTTTATAAGATTGTAAACTTTTAAATTGTGGTTGGAATTGTCGTGGTATATTTCTTAGTTGTTGTTCACGAAACTCTTTTGCTGCTTTATCTTCTGCAGTTTTAGGTTCTATTTCACTTGGTCCACTAAAGAAGTCTTGAAATCTTTGATCAAACAAATTTGGCAACTTAAATAAATTTAAACTTTCAGATGTTTTTGAATCAAAGAGTTTATCTTTTAATATTATTTTTGCTCTTTGCATTGTTGCATCATTTAGATTTTCATTATTTATTTCTGTTTGAGTGATATTATTCTCTTGTTCATATTCACTAGTAGTAAATTCAACTGCAGTACCTTCAATCTGTGAGGGTATAATGTCACCATCTTTAGTAACTAAAGTGTATCTTTGATTACCATATTGTGAATTCTTAGCATCTCCAAGCAACAAAACATTTTCACCAAGTGTGTATCCTTCGCCTAAGTTATCGTTAATTAAATTCTGTGACCAATTTAAAAACTTCTGATACTTTTTATCAGTTCCACCCATATATTTTTTCATAGGTGTTGTATATGTTTTGCCTTTATTATTACCATTAAATACATCATATATAGTTTTATCTTCTACATATAAAGTATCGTAAGTCTTTTTAAGAACATCATTAAGATTACTTTGACTAAACTCTACAGTCTCATTATTTGGCATCTTAACTGATTTATAATATAAAAGTTTTTCAACGAAGCTATCAAGTTGATTTCTATGTTGCAAAGGTATTTCTGCTTTATCAAATATTGCAGTTACACCTTCTGCAACACTACCTACTTTCTTATCTTCAAAATCAAAAGTACCTAATGTATTCATTATAAGCGATCGATAAGTATCAGGATTGTCTGTTTTAGTATACCATAAAGCATATGCTTTACTTATATCATTCCCATTTACTTTTGCTATCTCATCAATAAAATCGTATTTCTTATACTGTTCATCATAACCTTTTAATCTTCTTTGTTTCATTCCAGTAGAACCAGTCATATATGCTAGATTATTCCAAGTGTTTAATTCTCTAGCCATATAGTTATTCTTTGTTGCTATTGGCAAACCTCTAAAAGCAGGTAAGTTCATAGTATTAGTTTGAAATAAGTTATGTAATGTTGTTGGTAATATGTCAGGTATAGATGCTTTTCGCATCATATTAGTATATGAATTATTATCCATAGAATAAAAAGACTCCATATTAAATGGCATCTTCATATCATTTTGTAATGCAGCATTTAATGAGTTTCTATTATCTTTTGTATTATCTAAGAATCCTGCATTGCCAGTGCCAAGACCATTAATAAGTTTAGTCATATTAAATGTTTGTTGATCTTTACCTATCTTATTTCTTATCTTGTCAAAGTCACCTGAACGATTTGATATATGTTGTGTAACAACATTTACATCTGTCCTACTTGCTCCAAGATTTTTAGCTAAGTTTTGAATTTCTTTTAACTGTTTCATAGTAACAGTACCACGAGATGCTTGTATCACTCTTGCAAAACTACCTGCACTTGGATTTTCACTTTGTATAATATCTTCTAAATCTTTGGCAGCTAAACTGTTTCCATTAAGTTGATCTAATATTTTATTTGATGTGCCTACTAATACAGAACGTCTTAACTCTTCTTGTGCTGCTTGTTTAGCAGGTGCTTTTAAGTAACCATTCTTTTGAAGTCTTTCAATAATCTTTTCAGATTCAGGTAATATAGCAGGTATAAAATCTTCAGGATACAGTCTTGCTACATTTGTCATTTCTTGCAAAGCATCTGCATCTAATAAAGCTGCATCATCTTTTTCTTTTTTAATTGTATCGTTTAATATTTTATTAGAATGTAAAATCTTTTTGTTTGTTATCTTATTTACAAACTCAGGAATAAACTCAGCTAAATCATTTTTCTTAAAAGCATCTGCATAGCCATCTATTACACCTTGCGCAAGTCCATCAAACTTTTCTTTATTAAAAGGATTTTGTGCATGAAGCTGACCAAACTCTTCAGTAACTTTATTATTTAGAAACCCAGTATATCGTTGTGCTAAAACAGCTTTAGCAGATGCCTCACCTACACCTGAAAACTCTACCTTTTCTAAACTAAGATTACCATCACTATCTTCTATTGGTAATGTCTTTGCTGTATTTACATCTCGTTCAATAGCATCAGCTTTAGCTTCTTCCCATGCTATTTTTTGCCCTGCCTCAAATAGTTTAGCTGATTGTACTGCCACTTGTTCAGCACCAGTGTTAACTTCTACAACACCAACTGCCTTATTTCTAAATGAGGTTTGTTTTGATCTAAGAAATTCTACCATTATACCAACTTACTTGTTCCATATGCTGTATTTAAAATTGATTGGAATCCCATCATACGATAAGACTTTGCTTTATTTTGCCCTTGTAATAAAACCATCTGTTGCTTTTGTGCTAAATTACTTTGATCCATCATTCCTTGTAAATTTAATCTTTGTGCAGCGACTGAAGTATCTTCTTTTGCTTTTTCTTGAGCTTTCTTCAAATCTTTAAAATATTTATCTCTTGCTTCTTCTACTGCGTCAAAATTTTCTCTTTGTTTTTTTAAAGATTCATTTAATTCATCATTAGCACCAACAAATTCAAGCACCGCACTTGTCAAATTTTTAATGGCTACAACACCAAGCACTACTCCTGTCATTATCATAAATAATGGATTAGTTAGCATAACTGTCGTTAAAGTTTTTATGCTCATAGCTAGTCTTGCCAACATATTTAAAACAGCAGTACCAGCTAAAACCATAAAAAACATTTTTATATTGTCAATATTATCTACAAGAAACCTTACAAATTTAGCTAATGATTCGCCTATTGTTTTTCCAATTTCTTTTACTTTTT